GCCCAGAAAGTCGAGGAAAGAAAGGCCGGGTGGCCCGAAAGCCGAGACTCCCAAACAGAAGAGAGAAGAAAGAGAAAACCATGAAACAGAACAGCAAGAAAGCCAGCAAGAAGAACTTCCGCAACGCCGCGATGGTGAAGGAAACCGCCGCGCCGAAGTACAACGCGAAGGTCCCCGCCCCGGCGGCGAAAGCCCCCGCGGCGGCGAAGAGCCCCGCCCCCGCGAAAGCGTCGTCCTCCCCTGCCCCGGCGAAGCCCGCGGCCGCCCTTCCGGGCCGGACGCCCGAAGGCAAGGCCGCCGCGGTGAAGAGCGCCGCCGAACTGGCGAAGAAGGTGGTGCCGGAGACGAAGCCCGCGGCGAAGGACATGAAGAAGCCCGAGACGCCGAAGGCCCCGAAGGAGAAGCCCTTCACGAAGAGCCGCGTGGACGTGGACACGAGCGCGTACTACAAGGTCCACAGCAAGCTCCCCGGCACGGGCAAGCGCGAGCCGAAGACGCTGTGGAAGTTCATGATCGGCAAGGAGCCGTTCCAGATGGAGACGGAGTTTTTCCGCACGGCGCGGCTGGCGGCGGTGGAAAAGGCCGTGAGCATGAAGTGCGAGAAGGTGGCGGTGCTGGCGTGAGCCGACGCTCGACCATCCGCAAGGCGGGGAGGGCTTGGGCCCTCCTCGCCCCCGACGGCGCGCTGGTGGTGCTGGCGCTGTACCGGAAGGGAGTCGTGGAAGTGGCGCGGCGGCTGGGGTGGAAGCCCAAAGTCGCCTAGCCCCCTGCCCCGCCCGCAAGCCTCTCCCCCGTTTGAGGGAGAGGCCTTTTTTATGCCCCGGAAGAAGGTACAAGAGGAGGCCGAAACGAGGCTTCCACAGGCTCGACAAGGGGTGGCCGCCAACGGAGAGCCACCCACCCCAAGCGAAGACGGACAGGAGGCCAAAGGAGGCTTTTTCGGCCGTCTCCCGGCGTTGCGGCAACGGGCGCAGGCGCTGGCCGGCCAGGGAATGGACGACGCGGGGATCGCGGTGATTCTCAAGGAGCCGCTGGACCGGGTGCAGAAGTACCTCGCGAAGGAGATGGAATACGGGCGGGCGATGCTGAAGGCGCGGATTCTCCGGGCGCAGCTGGAATGCGCGGTGCAGGACCGCGACGCGGTGATGCTCAAGCGGCTGGGGGAGGAGTTCTGCGGCCAGGGCGTCATCACGCAGAAGGGGGCTGTGAGCAACGCGGGCAAGCAGGTGTTCGTGCTGAACGTGGGGACGCCGCCGAAGGACCTGGACGGCCCGCCGCCCGGCCCGGTGCGGACGCTGCCGGAACGGAAGACCGAGGTGGTGGAGGCCGAGTTCGAGGACGTGGAGGCGTAGGGTGGCGGCGGCGTCGAAGAAACCCGCCGGGCCGGGGGTGCTGTCGCGGAAGCAGGAATACGCCTACTGGCAGCTGGAGCGGAAGGACAAGACGTACTACCTGTTCGACGGCGGCGGGCGGTGCGGCAAGACGTGGCTCATCTGCTCGTGGATGATCAAGGAGGCGATGACGCACCCGGGGAGCCGCCAGCTCATCGTGCGGAAGGTCCGCGCGGCGGCCGGGAAGACGCTGTACGACAACACGCTGACGGCGCTCCTGCGGAACGCGCTGGGCTGGCGCGGGCGGCGGGAGGCGCTGACGTGGACGAACGACAACGGGAGCATCATCCGCGTCGACGGGCTGGACGACGAGGAGCGGATGCAGAACGTGCTCGGCGACGACTTCCTGCACATCTTCATGAACGAGGCGACGCAGATGTCGCACAAGGCGATGCAGATGGCGCAGACCCGTCTCGCGCAGGTGTTGCCGGGGAACCCCCTGCACAAGCTCATCCTGGACTGCAACCCGCGCGGGCCGCGCCACTGGGTGCACCGGGTGGGGGTGGAGCGGGTGGACCCGGACACGCTGCGTCCGCTGCCGGCGGCGGACCGCTGGTATCGGCTGAACTGGACGCCGCTGGACAACCCGTACATCAGCGAGGACGTGCTGGAAATCTACGCCGGGTTCACGGGCAACCACCGGAAGCAGATGTTGGAGGGCATCTGGTGCGAGAACGAGGGCGCGGTCTACGACGAGTGGGACGAGTCGACGCACGTGTACTACGAGACGCCGCCCGGGTTCTCGCAGTGGCCGCGGGTGATGGGCATCGACTTCGGGTTCACGAATCCGTTCGTCTGCCTCTGGGGGGCCATCGACCCGGACGGCGGGCTGTGGATCTACCGGGAGCTCTACAAGCGGAACCTGCTGGTCAGCGAGGCGGCGCGGGAAATCCGCCGCATGACGAAGAACGACCCGCGGCCGGAGTGGGTGGTGGCGGACCACGACGCGGAAGGCCGCGCGGAGCTGAACAAGAACGGGGTGAAGACGAAGCGGGCGAAGAAGTCGGTGCTGATGGGCATCAACAAGGTGAAGGCGCGACTTGCGCGGCAGGCCAATGGCAAGCCCCGGCTGCACGTCAGCCACAGGTGCCCGAACCTCATCAACGAGATGTACGAGTACGTGTGGGAGCCGTCGCAGGGGGGCGTGAACAGCAAGGAACAACCGAAGAAGACGAACGACCACGCGCAAGACGCGCTCCGCTACATCGTGATGGGCCTCGACGGCGGCGGAGGCGCGGGAATGCTGTAGGAGGCGGACCATGGACATTTACGACCGGCGGCACGAAATCATCGCGAAGCGCATCGAGCGGATGAAGCTGAACTGGCTCTGCTACAAGGGGGGGCAGGAGTACATCGACAAGCGGCTCATGCGCGGCGTGCACGAGGACAATTTGAGCTGGTTCGGGAAGCCGGAAATCGGGGTGCCGCCCCGGACCCTGCGGACGTGCTACGTGCCGTATGCCGAGCGCGTGGTCGACAAAATCGAGGAACAGATTTGGTCGAAGCCCATCAAGCGCGACGGCGCCGACGAGCGGTTCACGTTGAACGCGGACCGGACGGGGCAAAGCGTGGACGACGTGCTGCAGCTGGTGCAGGAGTATTGGACGGTGTGCGGGTGGGGGTGGCTTGGCATCGACCGGACGGGCGGCGAGGGCGGGCCGAAGACCGTCGCGGAGAAGGAGCTGGCGAACGACGGCGTGTACTGGACGGCGTACGCCCCGTGGGAAGTCGTCGATTGGCACTACGGGAAAGACGGAAGGCTCCAGTGGGCTTTGACCGAGCGGACGACATACGACAACAGCGACCCGATGAAGCCGGTCCAAAAGGGCATTCTGCGGACGCTGTGGCGGCCGGGGAACGGGATCCGCTACTACATGGACGAGGGACATGCGCTTCTGCGGAAGGCGGAGGAGTTCGAGTTTTCCTGCCAGGCGGTCCCGTTCGTGCGGCTGGGCGAAATCGGGGACGAGCCGCACTGGTTCGACAACGTGGAGAGCTTGGCGTGCAAGCTGATGAACCTGGACAGCGAGTCCCACGCGAACCTGTCGAAGGGCGTGTACTCGCTGCCGGTGATTCCGTCGGAGGTGCTGGAACGCGGAATCACCGAGGGGCTGGGCAAGGTGGTCGGCGGCGAAAAGGTCACGACGGACCAAATCAAGACCATCATCGAAAAGGTGTTCTCGCGGACGCACCCCATCATGGAGGACGAGGCGAGCAAGGGGATCACTCGGTTCGTCAGTCCGCCGAGCGGCGACCTGACGGCGTACCCGAACGAGATCGAGCGGACGAAGAAGGCGTTGTACGAGGTGGTCGGCCTCGGCCTGTCGAAGCAGAAGGACACCGCCGACGCCGAGAGCGCGGACGCGAAGCAGTGGGACCACCTGGACATCAACGCGGTGTTGCGCGAGCGGGCGCTCTCCATCCAGCGGCTGGAGGTGCGGGCTGTCAAGATGTCGCTCCTCTTCGACAGCGAGTTCAAAGAATATGAGCCCGTCTACCCGACGGAGTTCAACATCGGGAACCCGGCGGACATCATCGCCTGCGCGAAGGACATGAAGGATTTGGGGGTGCCGCTGCCGGACGTGCTGTTGGTCGCCATGGTGAGGGCCATCGCGGAAATGATCCCGAACCTGAACGAGAAGGAGCGCTTGGAAATCGGCAAGGCGGCGGCGGAGGCGCTGAAAAAGGAGGAGGACGCCATCGCCCGAATCGCGCGGTCGATTCGCGCCGGCGGCGGGAACGACTGGAACGGGAACGGCGGCGGCAACGGCAACGGGCAAGGAGGCAACGGCGACCCCGACCCCTCCCCTGCCCCGCGCAACAACGCTTCCACCCCCCCCCCCCAGCGGTAGCGGGGCGGTGAACGGCTATTGGCGGAAGGACGGGACGTGGGTGAGCGGCTACAGGCGGAGCTGACGCCGTGACGGAGGCCCGCCCCATCCGCAACGGCATCGTCACGAATCCGGGACGCGGCGACGAGGAGCGGCGGGCGCTCCGGGCGAGGCGGTTCGTGGAGCTGATGCGCCACCGGGACGAGCCGGGGTACGGGCTCAAGAAGGCCAAGGAGTGGGGCATCCACCCGCAAACGGCGGCGGGATGGTTCCGCGAGCGGTGCATCTCGACGGGCAACCTTTTCGTGACGGCGGAGAAGGCCGCGGCGGCGGAGAGGCTGACGAAGGAGAAGCGGAAGCGGGCGGTGCTGGAGGCGGCGTGGCGCGGGCGGTGCGGCGTGACGGGGGAAAGGTGCGCGGACTCGGGGCGGTGCATGTACGGGGAGCTGGACGGGCGGAGGTCGGCGAGAATCGAGAGTTGCGGCGTGGCGGCGGAGATGGGGCTTGGGTCGTGCCGGTTGTGTTCGCTCAAGAATCCCGACGGGACGTGCGGGTGGAAATGCTTCCGCAAGACGGACTGGTACAGGGAGGCGCGGGGGCTGGCGACGGCGAAGGCGCCGGAGCCGAGGTACGCGCAGCCGAACTGGGACCGGCTGGGGATTTGAGCGCGAGGCCGAGTTTGCGGGGCAACGCCTCCCCCCGGAAGTCGCGAGGTGCCAACCAACCTAACGCCGCCGGGCAAGAGCGGTGAGAAAGACCACGGAAACCATGACCATCAAGGAAATCATCCAGAAAGCCCTCAAAGGCGAAACCCTGACCGAAGACGAACGCAAGCAGCTGGAGACGTACGATCCGGATGCCGCGAACAAGTCGGCCATCGACGCCGCGGCCGCCGGAGCCCGCCGCAAGGCGGAGGAAGAGCTGGCCAAGGCGCAGGCGTCGCTGAAGGAAGCCGTCGAGAAGGCCACCGCGCTGGAAGCGAAAGTGACCCAGTACGAGCAGGCGCTCAACAACAACCAGAAGCAGGGGAACGCGGAACTGGAGGCGATGCGGAAGACCGTGGACGCCTTGAAGAAGCGCGCGGACGACGCGGACGCGAAGGCGGCGCGGCTGGAGAAAGACCAGCGCATCAACGCCATCATCGCGAAGGCGGGGTTCAAGTACGCGGACGGCGTCGACGGGGCGGCCATCAACGGCATCCTGCACGCCAAACTGGCGGCGCTGGACGACAACGGCCTGAAGGACATCGAGGGGGCGAGCACGCCCTTCGAGAGCGCCCTGCACGGCTCGCTGTTCAAGGCGCACCGCGAGAGCTGGAAAGGCGCGTTGCTGGACGAATCCGGCCGCGGCACGGGGAGCCCGCTCACGGGCAAGACGGGCGGCGGCTACGACGGCGTGAACCCGTGGAAGAAGGACACGCGGAACCTCACCCGGCAGCTGGAAATCAGCAAGGAGGACGCCGCTCTGGCGGCCAAGCTGAAGAAGGAAGCCGGCGTGGTGGACCCGGCCTTCTAGGCCCTCCACAACCAACCCCACAAGAAAGGACGAGAAGCAATGTCTTCCCCCCAACACACCCAACTCACCGACATCGTGACGCATCCCCTGTTCGCGCAGTACGTGGACGAGGCCGTCGCGCAGCACAGCCAGCTCGTCATGTCCGGCATCGTCCAGGACGACGTGCTCGGCTATGACGTTCCCCCGAACACCCGGACCGTGGACGTTCCGTTCTGGCCCGACCTCGACGCGTCCGACGACGAAGTCGTCTCGACCGCCGGCGAAGCGCTGACCAGCGCGAAGGTCCAGGCGTCCAAGGACCAGGCGACCACCATCCTCCGCTCCAAGGAGTGGAGCTGGAGCCAGTTCACCAGCATGTACGGCCAGGGCATCGGCGGCGACCCCGCGGACTACCTCGCCCGGAAGCTCGGCGACTGGCAGGTCAAGCGCGAGCTGGCCATCCTGCTCGCCATCCTCACCGGCGTGTTCACCCGCAACGCGGCGAAGACCCCCGGCGTGGACGTCGGCACCTCCGGCGACCTCATCTTCGACATCACCGGCGCCAACGGCAACGCGGCGTTCCTCCAGCGGTCGACGCTGGTCTGGGCGAAGCAGAAGCTGGGGACGGCGCGCGGGACGCTGACGGGCATCATCTGCCCGAGCATCTTCGCGACGGAGCTGAAGACGCTGGATCCGCTGAACTACCAGGACCAGAAGACGGACGAGCGCGGTTTCGTGACGGAACTGGCGAAGTACGACGGGCTGAACATCATCGAGGACGACAGCCTTCCGTACGACCCCTCCACGGGCATCGTGACGGCGTACCTGTT